GGAAAGTTTTTTAATTCAATTGAAAAGAGAAATAACAAATCATGTAAACAATTGTAAAAAGAAAAACTTTATACCTTGTATTCGATTAAACGGCACAAGCGATATATCATGGGAAAATATGGGAATTTTACAAGAATTTCCACAAGTACAATTTTATGATTACACTAAGGTTTTTAAACGGATGAAAATGTATTGTAATGGTCAATTGCCTAGTAATTATCATTTAACATACAGTTTAAATGAGGATAACAAAGAGTTAGCTTTTGAAGTATTGAAAATGAAAGGGAATATTTCAGCCGTATTTAGAAAATATCTACCTAAAAAATACAAGGGCTATCAAGTTATCAATGGTGATGAATCTGATTTAAGATTTTTAGATAAGAAAAATTGTATAGTCGGATTGATTGCTAAGGGTGATGCTAAAAAAGATTATTCTGGTTTTGTGCTAGACTAAGAAAGGAAAATACAGATGACTGATAAACAAATAATAAACAAGGTGAGGGAATGGCTAATATTAAATATCCGTTCAATGACTATGGATGATGAACTAATAGATGATAATAAACTTTTATTAAAAGCTATTAGAGATTGGAAAAATGAAAGGAAAGGAAGAATAAATGGATTATGAAATATTAACAGTTAAGGGCTATTGGCGTGATGTTTCTAAAAATGAATATGCCGTCAATATAGCTATTGGTTATTGGGAAGAAATAAATACTGAGAACATTAAAGAAGATGATGAGATATTCTATTACTTCGATTTAGAGTATGAAGAAAAACCAAACATTGAAGTTGGGGATATTGTATCTGACGGATTTGTAATCACTAAAATATACGGAAAGGAAAATATAAATGACTGACTATGAAGCTATCGGAATATGTGAGGGGTTTATTGATTGTGAAAATGAACAACAAATGATTGATGCATGGCAACACTTAATAGACACTAAATTAGCATGGTCATTACAAGGAAGTTTTGGGCGTATGGCTAGAAATTTAATTGAACAAGGTATTTGCACAGAATAGAAAGGAAAATATAAATGGCATACTTAATACAAGACATCACTTTTTATAAAGTGGATGATGAGGGAAACGAAGAACTGAACAAAGACGGAACAACAAAAGTATATCGAATCAAAGACGGAATAAGAGTTAAGGCTCTTGAATATTTAACAGATGAATTTGAAGATGATATAATGGAAGAGTGGATTAATGAGGATTACAAAGATGACATTTAATCAAGATACATTTAAGGATGAAATGTTTATACTATTAAAAGAAAAGTATAAATACAAAGAAGAAAATTTGAAATGGTGGGAACAATTAAGAGTTCACTATATTTTAAATGGACTGTATAATGCAGTTGAAAAAACAAGAAAGGAAAAATAAAAATGAAACTAAGAACTATATTTAAAATACAAGAACTATTAGACGAAAGAAAAACACCTTATGATATGGATGAATTTCTTGAAGAAGAAAGGTATTGTCAATCAAAGGAAACAAAAATAAAATATGGTGATATGCATATAACACATTTCATAAGAGTGTTTATGAAAAATCAAAATAGTATGAAAAAAGAAAGGTTAGAAGAAATGCAATACACATTAAATCAAATGTATGAGGATTTGCAAACATTAAAAAAAGATAATGAATAAATATATATTTTGGATAGGTGTTGGCGTAGTGGTTAGCACCTATGTTTCAGCAATCATCATTTATGTGAGGTTTTATCAATGAAAAAAGAAAGTAGAATCAATGACTTATTACAAAAGGCAAGAGAGCATGGGCATTTTGATATGTACTACGAATGGGATATTCCCAAGAGATATGAGTTCCCTGTCTTTAAAGAACAAGTAGGCAGTAGTATTTTTGTCTATCGACTACCCATGATTACAGAAAAATATGAAAATAAAAATGTTAAATATGAAAAGTTAGTTGATGATTATCAATATGAGGTCGGCTCGTGTTTTGGCGTTGGTGGATTAGAAAAAACAAAAGCTATTCATGGTAGTGGCAAAAGAAAAATATTAGATAGTAATATGAGAGGTATTAGTAAAGGATATAGAAGGTTTAAGAAATAAATAGTGGGGGGTTTTTACGCCCCCCTTTGTTTTCCAAAACAAACAAATAAGGAAATAATAATGAAAAATAATATCCACTATCAGATATATAATAACACAGAATTATTCAAAAGTAAATATGCCAAAATGTCGCAGGTAGAAATACCTTACACAGTAAGAATGAAAAAATTTTTCTTGACATGTTATTCAAAGTATGAAATAATATGCAAGTAAAATACCGAAAGGAAAATAAAATGACGAAGAATAAAACGCAAGACAGTCAAGAACAAGAAACAGTGATTGACCAAACACTTGTAGAAAAAATAGATAATGTAATTAATGAACAAATCAAAGTGGAAAATTCTGAAACCACACTTGATTTAATTAAATACTTATCGGAAAATGTCTATCCCCAATTCAAAGACAAAGACGCTGACAAGGAAATCAAGGCCGTTAGAAAATATATTCTAGCAAGTTATCCTTACTATGATGATTTAGGAATAACAAGAAATGCCTATGATGTCATGAACAGTAGAATATCGAGGGGTGGGCAATTAGTATTTAGAAAAAAGCTAACCATTACTGACAATAGACTAAGAGATAAAAAAGGTAATGCGATTACGATTTCTAAAATGGAAGACATCCACAATTCATTTATCAATAAAACAAAACCTAAGATAGAAATTGTGGAAGACAAAGTTGTTGTGGAAGACACCAATGATATTGAACTACCACTAACAGTAGAGGAATCACCAAGAAGAGTACCTGATTTATCTAGTTCAGATATGATTAACGAACTATCCAATACGGATTTATTTGTTGATGTGAGTACGACTTTCTTTACAAAGATGATGACACTAAATGCTAGTGATTTAGATAATCTATTTAATGATAGAAATTTTGTGGAATATGTACAAGAAAATTACAAACCACTTAAACATCTACTAGAACAGATTATTGAAATAGGTGCTAAGAAAAAATCTAAAGTTGCGTAATCAATCCGACTTCAAGGACAGGGGTTTAATTCCCCTGTTCTATTTATAGAAAGGAAAACAAAATGAGTTGTATGCACAATGAAATACTACTAGAAAAATGGTATGAGGAAGCCTTAGCAGAAACATTAAAAGAATATAAAGATGTAGCTAAGGCAGAACAAGAAGCAGAAAAAATAGCAAGAGAAAGATTAGAAAGGGAAAGTGAATAATGACGAATGAGAAAGCATTTATGATAGCTGATAGATTGTTTTGGATATTCATTGAGAATACACATCCCAATAAAATAGATGACTACATTGAAGCTGACCCTGACAATCCTGAGGGTACAAGAAATACAGAAAGAGGTAGAGAATTATTTGATGAGATAGAACAATTTGTAAGGGGGATAGAATGAATAAAGTTATTGGTTGGAAAGCCACCTTAGAGTTAAGTTGGGATGACGGAACAATAGAAAAGATTAGTGACTATGATTTTTCAGATTGGTTAAATGAACAAATTGATTATGAGATTAGTGACTACGAAGAATCAAAAGCAAAGATAGAAGGGGAAGACAATGATGATTGATAAACTAAAGAAGGCACGATACACTTTAAGAGATACAGAAAAATATCTCAGTGGTATCTTAGCGTATGAATGGATGCAGTATCATCCCCATTTTCATGGGAATAACAAACATGCTATGCAAGAGATACGAGATAATCTTATCAAGACTAGTGAAGAATTGAAAGTGATTATTGATTCTATCAATATAGATATCAATAAAGACTAATGGCCGTCTATTACTTAGCTGAATATATAAAATATACTCAAGATAAAATTGAGGAAGCTAAAAAGAATTGGCGTAATGGGGAAGGTTGGAATGATGAGGAATACGAGAGATTAGAATTTTTAGAACAAACCCTAAAACATCTAATACAAATGAGGGAACATGGGGAAATCTTTTATACTGACTTTTAAACCTGTGATAAAACATACACGAGGGGTATCAAGTACCCCCTGTATGCTCTTTAAAATGGAAAAAAACTATCCATTATGCGACATGTTTGAGTCTTTCAGCTTTATATTTCTCGAAAGCCCACTCCCTGTCATATGGTCGAAATTCGACTTCAACAAATTTCCTGATGCCTGTTTCATTAACACGATTGCCACCAAACAGATTAAGAAAAAAATTGATAGATTTTTCAGTAATACCATAAACATGCATTTAATTCACCCCCTTTTTATTAGTATCTATTATATATATTATAGCGTAAAATCCTTATTTTACAAGTGTTTTTACGGCACATTAGCCATGCAAGTTTTGTACATTTTTTACTTGACAATGAGTTCAAAGTATGAGAGAATGTACAAATGATAGGGAGCAGTATCTTTATTAACAATAATTTTAAAGAAAGGAATCCAAGTTTGTGTGTATATATTTCCCACTGTTCCCTATCACACAATAACAATGAACAAGTATAAAGTTTATACTCATCTAGTCACTGTAAGACATTACAATATATTGGCTGATACACCTGACAATGCAAAGAATCTAGCCAAGAGTATTGTTAAAAAGATGTCAAGACAAAATCCTGTCATCATGTTTGAAAGGGATTATGTGAGAATAAAAAAAGTAGAAAGGATGAATAATGACTAAGATAAAAATAGAATGTATTGAATGTGAAGGACTAGGTCGCATACCTGTATGCCCTGAGCCAAGGTATGATGAATGGGAGCAATGCCCTGTATGTGAAGGACATGGAGCATGGCTCGAAGACGAAGAAGACTTAGAACAAATGAGAGGAAGTTGTATTGTTGATGAAGAAATAAATACAATGTTTAATGACTATGAAGTAGAAAGATTAACAGAAAGGAAAAACAATGGGTACTACGACTAAAGTGTATGTAGTTTATGTAAAGGAAACAAAGACAAGAAAGTATTTTGTTAGTGCAGAATCCGAACAAGAAGCTGAGGAAAGGTATATCTTAGAAGGATTAACTTCATCATTATACGATAAGGAAACTGATAGAGAAATACTTTATGTAGGATTAGCTAGTAAAGATAGTGAATAGATTTTCCACCTGTAGTAATAGTATATAGTATATAACCCCCAAGCGACAGGTAGATGTTATCATACTTTCTTCAATTTGTCAAGGAAAAAATTATCTTGACATTTAGTAAAAAAAGTGTATACTGAAAGAGCAAATGGAATACAAATACCAATTAAATAAAATCCAAGAGTTAAACATAAACTCCAATCAAGCGTATCGTGGTGACTGTATTTTCTGTTTGAATCGTAATACACTATCAGTTAGAAATGAAAAGGGTAAATTGTCATGGTACTGTTTTCATGCTAACTGTGATGCTAAAGGCTCACATACTATTGGGTCTACCGTAGACGACTTACAAAATTTCTTACACAGTAAGATGAACAGGTCAAGTTTGACTGATGACTTCATCCTACCTAAAGAATTTGTAACCGTCTACGGAAATAATAAAGCAAGAGAATTTATTTCTAAATATCAGTTAGAGAATACCGAGGCTAGGCTGATGTATGATGTGAAGCAAGATAGACTTGTGTTTCTAATCGAACAAGACGGCACTGTCGTGGGTGCAATCGGTAGAGGCCTGGCCGAGAACATAACTCCCAAGTGGTATAAGTATGGTACTTCATCATTGCCTTTCATGGTAGGTACTAATAAATACCTTGGCATTATTGTGGAAGATTGTGTCTCGGCCTGTAAGGTGGCTCTCGCTAACTTAACAGGCATTGCCCTTATGGGAACAAGATTACCTGAGGATTATGTGATGCCTATTGCTGACAAAGTAGATAGATGTTTTGTTTGTTTAGACAAAGATGCTACAGAAAAAAGTTTTAAGATAAGAGATACCATGTCTTATCACATTCCTAGTTATGTGGAAATGATTGAGAAAGATTTAAAGTATTATAGTATTGACGAATTAAAAAAATGGGGGGAAGAACTATGCACGAAGATTGGTTTGTAATGGTACTCGTAGCTATTGTTTTATTTATTATTGGCTATGTATTTTTTAATTTACCTGTGTATGATTGGAGTTATTAATGTTAGATTCAGTACTCACCCAATACAGAAATAAGAAAGGTATCAATGGTCGATTCAGTCGTTCTGAAAAGGTTAAGAAGTTTTGGAAGACTTGGGATACTGCCGTTAATACATCCGACAAACAATTAGATGCTAACTCGAGAGAATATTATCACCGAAATAGTTTGGTTGATAAGATTAAACTAACAGAAAAAGAAGCACAAGACTATAAGCTAAAAATTATAGGGGATGCTAAGACAATAAAGATGTACGAAGAGTACTTCAAAACACACTCATACAAATAGAAAGGAAAATAAAATGGGAATGTTTAACAGAGAAAAGAAATACTTAGTGGATATCATGGGGGTAGCCACCATAGTTACAGTAGGTTCATCAAGGTATGATGATATTTATGGTGAGCCTACAGTGATGTATAGTTTAGGCTATTACAACAAAGCCTTAGAAGACTTGGGGGATAATGATGACCATACCTTTGTCCCTATGAAAAAAGATAAGAGCAGTGGTTGTCAAATTGCTACATGGGAAAGATTAAAAGAATATCAATTACCCTTTAGCAAAACAGGATATCGTTCCGACTTTAGTAACATTGTGAAGGAAGACACCTACGCATCACTTGAAGATGTGATTAAGGAAAGTGCTATGAATAACCTTAGAGAATATGGTATCATGAGAGATAAATACTTTGATGCAGAAACGATGACTCAAGTACCTGCCGTAAGAATCATTAAGGAATTACAATAATGAATCCCCTTAATTATTTTGTATTTATTATTGCTTTAGTTTTTTTATTTACTACTAGTGGCTGTTCTTTTATTATTGATAGAGATAGAAATGATAATATTAAAATAGAAAAGCTAGAACCTATCGTGGAAGAAACTAAAGTGAATTGTGACTCAGAGCGTTTAAAACAATTAGAAATTGCTAAGTGTGAAATGGAAGCAAGACTAATGGAGATACGATACTAATCTTACACAGTAAGATAGAAAGGCAAACATGGAAGACGGAAACCTAAGATTATATGTTCTCAAAATTCTATTACAAAAAAAGAACTTTCTTAGAGTTAAAAAAATTATTCATAAAGATTTCTTCTCTAATGGAGTAAGAGATATTTACAATGCAATCTGTCAAATCTATGAGGACAATCCTCAACTAGAACAGATTACCTTTGAAGACTTACGAATTAGTTTCTTTGAAACATACTTCGCTAATCAAAGTGTTAATGCTCAACTTAACATTAAAAACATTATCAGTCGACTAGAACAATCAGCACCGATGTCTGATACCATTGTGGAAAATGCTATCAAGAGTATGTACAAAATGGCTAAGGCAGATGAGATGTCTAAACTTTGTATTGAATTAGGAAACAATCCTAGTAAACATTCTTTCCAAGAGATTAGAAGATTTCTTAATGAGGTTGATGAAGAAAACTTTGAAGACAAAGAAGACACTTTAGTAAGTACGGACTTTGATGAAATACTTTCTGTTAATGAACACAATGGGGAGTTCGAGTTTAACATTCATGAACTTCAAAATTCCACAGGGGGTATTGGTCGAGGTAACTTTATGGTTGTGTTCGCTAGACCTGAGACAGGGAAGACTGCCTTTTGGGTTAGCTTGGTTGCTAAACAAAATGGCTTTGCATGGCAAGGACATAACTGCCATTCCTTCATCAACGAAGAACCTGCAAAACGTACACAGATGAGAATGATTAATGCTTGTAGTGATATTACAAGAAGAGAGGTGTACAATGGGAGTAGAAAATTAGCAGAGGAACAGTGGAATAAAATTAAATCTAGAATCTTTACTCATGACAAAGTAGGTATGACTATGGAAGACTTAGATATTTACTGTAAAGATAATGAAGTAGACATCTTAATCATTGACCAATTAGACAAAGTTAATGTGACAGGTAAGTTTAATTCTTCTCATGAGAAGCTACGAGATATTTATTTACAAGCGAGAGAGTTAGCCAAAAGACATAACTGTTTAGTGATTGGTATGTCCCAAGCCTCAGCAGAAGGACATGGTAAATTAAATTTGAGTTTTAATGTTATGGAAAATTCTAAGACAGGCAAGGCGGCGGAAGCTGATTTGATTGTTGGTATTGGAAAGAATGACACAGATGAAGAGAATGTTAATGAAGGTAATACAAGAACAATCTCTATATCCAAAAATAAATTATCAGGAACTCATCCTGTATTCCAATTACACTTAATCCCTGCCCTATCACAATATAAATCAATTATATAGAAAGGAAGACAATTTGATTACAGTATTAGATGTTGAAACAACATTCACCAAAGACGGTGACCCTACACCTTTTCATCCTGACAATAGACTTGTTAGCGTAGGAATTAATGATGAATATTTTTTCTTCTATCATAAAGATATGAAGGACATGAAGAAAATACAAGAGAGTAAGAAAAGAATCCAAGAGATTTTAAATGATTCTACTTTAGTCGTAGGCCACAATTTAAAATTTGATATGTCATGGATGTATGAGTTTGGCTTTACTTATAACGGCAAACTTTATGATACTATGTTAGCTGAGTATGTGATGAACAGAGGTGTCAAAAATAAATCTATCTCTTTAAAAGAATCATGTAAGAGAAGAGGTCTAAGTGTTAAGTCCGATATTCTAGCGTCTTACATGGATAGTGGATATGGTGTAGATGAAATTCCTATGGAAAAATTAGAAGAGTATGGTAAGCAAGACGTAGCTATTACTAAACAACTATATCTTACACAAGTAAGATTGTTCAATCAGCCGGGGAATAACATCTTAAAGCCTACTCTGAATCTTATGAATGATTTTCTACGTGTCTTAATTGATATGGAATGTAATGGAAACTATATTGATTTGACAGAACTTGATGTTGTGGAAAAAGAATTGAATGAAGAGTATGTCAAATTAAAGAGTAAGATTAACAGAGTTATTCAACAATTCATGGGTGATACGCCTATTAACTTATCATCAACAGAGGACCTATCAAAAGTTATCTACTCTAGAAAAGTTCAGGATAAAAATACTTGGGCTACATTATTTAATATTGGTGTGGATAAGAATAGTGGTAAGCAAAAGAGAAGACCTAAAATATCAGAGAAAGATTTTCAACAGTTAGTTCTCAAACATACTGACCAAGTATACAAAACGGTTGCCCAACAGTGTGGAACTTGTAGTGGTGTTGGCTATATCAGAAAACAGAATAAAGACGGTAAGCCTTCTAAGATGTTAAACATTTGTCCTAAATGTAAAAAGGAAGGGATGTTATATATTCAAACACAAGCCCCTGCAGGATTTAATTATAAATCAAGAACAGTTAATGACGCATCTCAAGGTGGATTTAAAACAGACAAAGAAACCTTAACTAGAATTAGTGCGACATCAGACGGTGCATTAAAAGATTTTGTCGATAGTATTATTCGATACAGTGCGATTGAAACATACCTCAATACTTTTGTTACAGGTATCCGAGATAACACAAGAGCGAATAATATCTTACACCCCTCATACAATCAGTATACTACTACAACTGGTAGGTTATCGTCTTCCAAACCTAACTTCCAGAATATGCCGAGGGGTGATAAGTTTCCTGTGAAGCGAGTAATTAAATCTCGCTTTGAAGGTGGGCAGATTATTGAAGTAGACTTTGCCCAACTAGAATTTCGTACTGCCGTTTTCTTAGCCCAAGATAAACAAGGTATGGAAGACATTAAGAACGGTGTTGATGTTCACCAATACACTGCAGACATTATTGGATGTTCACGACAAGATGCAAAGGCTCATACATTTAAACCTCTGTATGGTGGAATGATGGGTAAGAAAAAAGAAAAGGAATACTATGAGAAATTTTTAAAGAAGTATAAAGATATTGCAAAGTGGCATGTTCATTTACAAGAGAAGGCTTATAAGACAAGTATCGTTAGACTACCGAGTGGTCGAGAATATTACTTTCCTAATGTGTATCGAAACATTGATAGGTATAGTGGTAAATATGTTTACTCTAATGGTACAACAATTAAGAACTATCCTGTTCAGGGATTTGCTACGGCTGACATTGTTCCCATTGCCTGTATTAATGTATGGGAATTATTAAAAGAAAAGAATCTTAAAAGTGTTATCATCAATACAGTCCATGATTCTGTGGTCCTTGATGCTCATCCTGATGAGATTGATGAAGCGATTAGTATTATCAAAACAGGATTCACTAATGTTAAAGATTCTTTATTACAAAGATATGACTGTGAGTTAAACGTGCCACTAGACTTTGAAATAAAAAAAGGTAAAAATTGGCTTGACTTATCCACAGATATATGATAGTATACTAGCACATAAAAACTATAATAGGAGAATATTATATGACGAATGACTTAACGACAGATATAGATAATTTATCCCAAGATAAGTTAATGGCTTTGATAGGCCAAGAAACTGACTCAGGTGGTGGTGACGGTACAATACTGTCACGATTATCTATTAACTATGACTCCGAGGATGCTGACGGCAATCTTATAAAACGAGGATTGTTTAAGGTAGATTCTCAACAGCATGGCGTTATCTATGCTGAGAAGGTGTCCTTTAGACCTTTCTTCAATACATATCAGTATAAAAAATATGATGAAGAGAATGAGGAAAACAATTACAAATCAGTCATGTTTACTAGTTGGACTGATGCAAAGCCTGATACCAATGGTACAGAGGCTTGTGGTAGCATACCGAGGTCGATGAGAGACGGACTTGAAATTGCCGATAAGATAGAGCAAGATAAGATTACATGTTTTAGAAATGTGTTTGGTCTTGTCACTATCAAAGGTAAAGACTCTAAAGGGAAAGAAGCATCCTTGGTTAATGAACCCGCCTTGTATCGAGTACGGGGTGTGAACTTCCTACCTATCGGGGAACAATTAAAAAGTCTATCCAAAAGAAATAAGATTATGTTGAATACTGTACTAGAATTTTTTGGTACAGAGAAACATACCAATGGTAGTGTGACTTACTTTGTAGCTAAGATAAAAGACTCCAATAAAGATGTGAAGTTCTCAGAAGAAGATAAGAAAGTCTTCAATATGTTTAAAGAGCATATTAAAAGTGAGAATGATTATGTCAAGAGGGAGTATGCTGAAGCCTTAAAAAGAAAACATAAGGCATCCACAACAGCAGATGATTTAGATGATGAAATTCTTTTAGAGGAAATGTCAGCTTGACTTTCTTAGAAGAAGTAAAATCATTTTTGGCACAGGCTCAAAACGAGCCTGTCGCCATACCTAAACAGATTCTTAAAGAGTTTAAAGAAGACTGTGGAAAGGCAGTCGAAAAACAATTCACAGATAAAAGAGATACAGAATTTAGAATTAGAATGTCCAGTATTGGTAGACCCCTATGCCAATTACAAATGGAAAAGAAGTATTTCAATGATGATTCATTAAAGAACTTTGACAATTATAATTACAAGTTAAGAAATTTATTTGGTGACATCCTTGAAGCCGTTGTGGTGATGTTACTAAAAACAGTTAAGGCAAACATTAATGGTTTACAAGGTGATGTGAAGTTAGAAACAGAATACTTCGACATAAAAGGTACATACGATATCATTATAGATGATAAGGTTTATGACATCAAGAGTGCATCACCGTTTGCCTTTGAGAAAAAGTTTGGGGAACAGGGCGGTGGATTTGATAAGTTTGTAGAAGGTGATGTCTTCGGATACTTATCCCAAGGGTATCTGTATTCAGAAGCCACCGCCAAACCTTTCGGTGGTTGGATTGTAGTTAATAAATCTACAGGTGAATTATTATTAAGCAGTCCCCCTGAAGAAGATGAACAGTATCGTAAACAAGCGTTGGATATTGTTTATAAAAATATCAAAGCCTTAATGAAGGATGAGCCTTTTGAAAGATGTTTTGATTTAGTAGAAGAAATGTTCTACCAAAAGCCGACAGGCAATAAAGTTTTAGGTACTGTGTGTTCTTTCTGTGAGTATAAATATAAATGTTGGGGTGATAACATTCAATACTTGCCCCAACAACAGTCAAAAGCAAGAAACCCTAAGTTCAGTTGGTATGTAGAATTAAATAATCCAAAGGAGATAGTCGATGAAAAAAGTACCAATTGATGATGACAGTGTTGTTATTGTCATTAAACCTTATGGTGATAACAGGTTTGCCTGTGGTTTACATTCTAACTATAAACAAGATACAGATGATAAAGTCATGTGCTATACCGTAGCTATGGGCCTTTGCCAAATAGCTTTGGATGACCCTGACATGGTGTATGAAATTGGTTTAAGTGTAGTGAACATTGAAGAGAAGAAAAAAGAAACCAAGACTAATGGTCATGATAATGTATTACATATAAGTGAATGGAGAAAGAAGTTAAACTAATGAAACATAATTCAGATTTTAGATACGACTTAGAGGTAGGTAAGAGTGGGGAAAAAATAATTGGTGAGATATTAAAAGGGGACAATGTAGAAGTTAAGTCCGAGATAGACAAGTGGATTAAGAGTGGTAATCACTTTTGTGAATATAAAAGCAGGGGGAAAGATAGTGGGATAAATACAACAGAATCAAAGTATTGGACTATTAATTTATATAAAGGAAAACAATTCTGTTTTGCTATTTCTTTAGAGACAGATAGATTAAAAAAGATTCTTGAAAAAAATAAGTATCGTTCTGTTCCAGGGGGAGATAGTAATACTTCATGGGGTTGGCTAGTTCCTTTAAAAGATTTATTGGATGTAGAAAACTATGGATAATATTAACCCGTCTTACTATAAAGAAGGAATTGAAACTGCTGATTATATAGAATCCAACAAAATGGATTATTTCCAAGGTAATGTCATTAAGTATGTTACTAGATTTAAAAGGAAGAATGGTTTAGAAGATTTAAAAAAAGCAGAGTGGTATCTGCAAAGGTTGATAAGGCAATATGAGAGTAATTAAAGACCCTTTTACAGGAAAACTGTTAGTATCATTAGATGCATTTGAAATGAAAAACGCTAAAGAGAAGAGTGTATTTGAAATAACCTACGCTAATCTCAAAGTATTCTTTGATGATATATATAACATCATCAATGCAGAAATAGAAAAGATTGAATTAGAAAAAGAGAGGAAAAGAAATGAAGAACTATTTGATAAATGAAGAACAAAGACAGGAAGTC